AGCCCTGCTTCAGAATGGGGGGAGTCCAGGGGGGGTTCTCTCGGTCGATGGACCGCTGACGGACGCCGATCAGCGTGCCATAAGTCAGGCTTGGCAAGAGGCCCACGGGAGGCCTGACCAGCACCGTAAGACTGCTGTCCTCCCGCAGGGCACCAAATACCAAGAGATCGGTATGTCGCCGCAGGCGATGGAGCACGAGAAGCTCCGCGACTGGGACCGGCAGACAATCCTCTCGATGTTCGGCGTTCCGCCTGTGGTCCTCGGGCTTGAGACGCTGAACTACGCTACGGCTCGCGAGCAGAACCGAATCTTCTGGGAGTCCACGGTCATGCCGTACTTGGACTTCCTGACCGACGAGCTTCAGTACAAGTTCATCCGTCGCCTGCGTGGCACGGAGTCCAGCCTGATCCTCGACTTCGACATCAGCGAAGTCAGCGCGATGCGCGAGGACATGGACGCGAAGGTCAACCGCGCGATCAAGCTGTACCAAGAGGGTCACCGCAGCTTCGCCGAGGCTGCGCGTCTGAGCGGCTGGGACATCACCGAGCAGGAGATCGAGGGTGCCGACGACCGCTATGTCTTGGCAAACCTCGTCCGCGTCAGCGGTGACGAGCCCGGACTCGTGGGCAATGTGACTGGCGAGCAGCCCGAAGAGGAGCCCGAGGAGCCGGACGAGGAAGAGATCGAGGCTGATGAGGACGAGGAGGACATGCCCGAGGAAGAGCGGGCAGTTGATCCTGACAAGCTCAACGAGGTCTACGCCACTTGGCGCAAGACCGTGAACATGAGCGCGTCCGAGCTTGAGCGCTGGAGCAAGAACCCCTGCTCGCGCAAGGCCAGCCTCAACCCAACGGCGGTGATCAACCGCAACCTGCGCCTTCTGCGTAAGAAGAAGTCGGAGTGGAACGCACGCGACATCCGCGATGCGAACCGCACGATCAGCTTCGTCTCGCGCATGAAGGGCATGCCGAAGGGCAAGCCTGTGACTGAGGGCTGCCCGAGCAAGCGCGACATCTCCCTGAAGAACTGGGCCTACAACCCGGACAAGGCTTCGCGCGCGTTCGTGCCCGAGACTCGCGAGTGGCCGGACTGGCTGGGGTCTGAGGCGCAGCGCGAGGAGTATTCGCGCAAGGCCGTGACCAACATGGACGCCACGATGGGCGTCGTTCAGCGTCGAACAAAGCGCGTTCAGCGTGAGATGGTGCTGTTCGCGCGCAAGCGCGTGCGCGACATCGCTGCTGGTGCCAAGAGCGTGCCGTCGAAGATCAAAGCCGTCATCACGGAGGCCGAGATTGCGCGGCTGCTGGGCATCGAGCTTAAGTACTGGGGTCAGGAGCTTGCTGGAGCGATCGGTGCCCCTCTGCAGCGTCAGATGGTGGACGCGGCTCTGGTCTTGGCTGGCGAGATCGCGGCCAACCCGACGATTCTCACTGTGGACGACCCGTTCGTCGTGGACTTCTACAAGGATCTGCCGGTGTACCTCGCGGAGGGTCCTCAGAGCACCCTGGCGAAGAGCATCCACAAGGCGATCATGGACGCAGTGATGTCGGTCGAGGGGGTCGGCACAGTTGCAACGCTTTCGCAGGCCATCCGTGAAGCCCTGCCACAGGTTGAGTCTGCGCTTGAAGCGGAGATCCTCAAGCTTGAGGCCCGTGCCGACCGCATCGCTGCGACCGAAACGACGAAGGCCTACAACGGGGCGCGCGTAGAGGAGATGCGTAGGAACGGCATTGAGTACCATCAGTGGCTCAGTGCGCGTGACTCGGTCGTGCGCGACAGTCACGCCATCGGCACCGGAGTCGATGGTGAAGTTCGTCAGGTCGGAGACCTGTTTAGCAACGGAGTGTCCTACCCCGGAGAGGGTGGGGCTGCACCGGCTAGCGAGGTCGTCAACTGCCGCTGTACAACCATTGCTGCATCCCTTCCCTCTTAAGTCATGACCAAGTCCCAGAGTGAACTCGCTGCCCTTGTGGCTGGCGGACGCGCCACCCTCAAGCAGATGGAGGAGCTTGGTGCTGACACCGTCGCCGCGATCAAGACGAACCCGGAGGTGCTTCAGGTTCGGATCAAGGCTGAAGAGCCTATCGCGATCAACGAGGAGCAGCGCAAGATCAGCTATGTCGTTAGCGACGAGACCCCTGACCGGGTCGGCGACATCATTGCGGTCAAGGGCTGGGACCTGAGCAACTACAAGAAGAACCCGGTCATCCTGTGGGCGCACGAGGCCAAGGATGTGCCTCCGATCGGGCGCGGCCACAATGTTCGCCGTCGTTACGGCCCGGATCGCCTGACGGCGGATGTCGAGTTCGCGCCCAAGGAGGCGTATGAGTTCGCCGACACGATCTACCAGCTTGCCCGGCGCGGCTTCATTCGCGCGACGAGCGTGGGCTTTATGCCGAAAGAGGCGGCGCAGCTTGACAAGGAGCAGCGCTCCAAGCTGGGCCTGGGTCCCTATGGTCAGCTATTCACGAGCAGCGAACTGATGGAGATCAGCATCGTGGCCGTGCCCGCGAATCCGAGCGCGCTGGAGGAGGGCGTCAAGTCGCTGTGCAGCGAGGGACTTCTGGACCGCATGCATGTGCAGAAGTTCTTGGATCGCTACCCTGCTGACGACGAGCAAGCCCTGATCAAGGTCCGCAAGGCGCTTCGCAGCTTTGTGGACTTCGGGGCGGCAATGACCAAGAGCCCCGCCTGCCGTCAGGAGGGGGAGTCCCAGGACGACTGCGTTAGTCGCAAAACCCCCGAACTCATCGAAGAGGGTATGGAACAAGACCAAGCCGTTGCCGTGGCGAACTCCGTGTGCGAGGACGCCTGCGGCGAAGAGAAAGAGGCCCCGATCCAGACCAAGGATGTCAGCAAGCTGAGAGAGGCGATGAGCGCCTTGAAGGCCGCTGCCGACATGATTGGCGAGGCGATCGAGATGTACAGCGGTGACGGTGATGAGGAGTACGAGTCCTCTCCCGACACCGGAAGCGAGGAGCGTGGCCTGCAGGCCATGGCCTACCTCGTTGAGCAACAGGCAGAGCAGACCAAGGCAACCCGCCAACTTGTGGATGCTCTGACCGACCTGACGGTGAAACTGCGCGAAGACAAGAGGAGTGGTGACGACGGCGGCTGCGATTGCGCGAAGCCCGAAGCTAAGTCACCCGATGCTTCTCGGATCGAGGCGAAAGACATCGAAGGGATTCTTGACAGCGTGAGCCGGGGTTTCGCGGATCGCGTTAGGCGGGAACTCTCCACTAAACCCAAAACCAACTGAGGAGTCAGTAATGGCTGACAACATGCTGCAGGCCCTTGAGGGCCAGCTTGAGTCCCTGGGCAAGAGCCTTGAGGGCACCATCGCCGAATGGCAAACCGCTGAAGCCGAGAAGCGCACCGAGCTTGAGTCCAAGATCAAAGGGCTTGAGGATGTCATGGGTGAGCTTCGCGAGACCGTGAAGGAGGAGAAGCGCGCGCACCTCCCCGGTGTCGAGATCGCCAAGAGTGGCGAGCGTGAGGGCTTCTCCTTCGCTCGCGCTTGCCGCGCCATCGCTCAGAAGGACTTCGAGAACGCTCCCTACGAGCACGAGGTCTTCAAGAACATGCGCGCCAAGGACATGAGCCAGGGCTCCGATGGTGCCGGTGGCTTCGTGGTTCCCGAGGAGGCTATCCGCCCGATCATCGAGAAGCTGAAGGCGGAAGTCACCGTCTTTGAGCGCGGTGCTCAGGAGATGCAGTGCACGGGTGTCCCCTGCGTCATCCCCCGCATCTCGACTTCCGCTACGGCTTACTGGGTCAGCGAGAACTCCACGATCACCGCTCAGGATCTTGGCTTCGAGCAGATCTCGATGAGCCCCAAGACCGTTGCTGGTCGTGTGGTGCTGTCGAACTTGCTGCTTGAGACCTCTCAGCCCACCGCTGACCAGATCATCGAGCAGGATCTTGCCCAGCAGCTTGGCCTTGCCATTGATTCGGCGGTGCTCAAGGGCGGCGGCTCTGGTGAGCCTACGGGCATCATGGCTGATACCAATGTGGCGAAGATCGAGACCAGTCTGACCTCGACGCTGTCGCCGACTGTGCCCGAGCTTCTTAGCTTCATCGATAGCCTGATGGACAGCAACGCGCTGAAGGGCAGCCTTGGGTGGATCATGCACCCCCAGGCGCTGACCAACATCCGTCAGATCAAGTCGGAGAACAACACTGCGGGTTCCGGTTCCAACCTTGAGGTCTCGCGCTTCATGCTGTCTGAGGGCCCGATGACTCAGCTTCTGGGTTATCCCTTCAGCATCTCGACGCAGATGACCGCACCGGCAACCGACGACGACTACTCGATTCTGTTCGGCAACTTCGCTGATGTCATGGTTGCCCGCTGGGGCGGCCTGCGTCTGCTGGCCTCCAACACCAGCGACGACGCCTTCAGCAAGGACCAGACGCACATCCGCGCCACCATGCGGATGGACTGCGCGCTGCGTCACCCTGAGTCGTTCGTTTACTCCTTCAGCGCCTGATAGATAGGGGGCCCACATTGGCATTCGATGATCTGACCCAACTGGCTGTTGTTCAAAGCCTCAAGGCCAACAGCTACAGCCACACTGGCGGTTCGCCTACGGGTGAGTACGCAGGCACTTCGGTGGCGACTTCTCAGCACCACCGCCTGCTCATGCTTGCTAATGTGGGCACCGCTGGCACTGGCTCCCGATTCACGGTCAAGTTGCAGGAGTCTGATGACAACTCGACTTGGACCGATGTCTCGGGGGCTACTACTGGACTGCTTTTGGAGAGCGCCAGCGCGGATGAATCGTTCTACTTCGGCGGCGTCTCTACGCAGAAGCTCAAGAAGTATGTTCGCGCTCATCTGGCCGTTCAGACGGCTGCGGTCAATGTCGGCGTGCATCTTGTGATGCAGCCGCGTGACTCGATCGATTCTTCTACGGCTATCTTCAGTATCTGAGCATGGATCTCTCGAACATTGCGGTCACGAAGGGGCATGCCCCCGCGAGCTACAACATTGGCGTCTACTACAGTGCCAGTCTTGACCTCGCGCAGCATCTTTCTGTGGCGATGGTGCTTAACTGTGGGGTGGCGCAAGCCACTGCTACGGTGGCTCTTGAGCTTCAGGAGTCGGACGACGACAGCACCTTCACTGACATCAGCGGCAATGACACGCTCATTGCGGGCAGTGAGGCTGGCGGAACTGACGAGGCGCTGTACTTCGGATCGCAGGTTCGGGGTGTCACTAAGCGGTATGTGCGGATCAAGGCGACCGTGAGCAACGCGAGGGTGGAGTTCTCCTCCTCGTTGATCTCGATCCCTAAGGACTCGCGCAACCGTGTGACTCCGGTGTTCAGCCGATAGAGGACTCTTGGTCTTGATTCGAGACGAGAGAGGGCGGAGCTTCTGACAGGCTCGGGGCGCGGCACTTCGGTGTCGCGCCCTCCCTACTGAATATGGCTTTCGACGACTACAACGGCTCTACGCACATCTTCCAGGCCTTCCATGCGGAGGAGTACGAGGTTGGTGACAACTTCAGTGCTGCTCACGAGGTGGCTGGCTTTCACCGTGCGCTGGTGATTCTGGATGCGGGCCATGTTGGTGTCGGGGGCACGATCGACACGAAGCTTCAGGAGAGCGACGACGCTGGCGTCACGGACGCATGGGCGGACATCCCTGGGGCGGTCTTTGCACAAGTCGATGCTTCGAACGAGGCTCAGGCCTTCGCGGGTTGCCTGAACCTCAACAAGCGCAAAAGATACCTGCGAATCGTCATGACGCTGGCTGTCCGTGACTCGGATGTCGGCGTGATCATGGTCCTTCAGCCGAAGGACAGTCGTTTGTCTACAACCATGAGCTTCTCAGTCTGATGCAAGCATTCAAGACCTTCATCGTTAAGGAGGGCGCTAAGGTGACCTCCATGGACGGCGAGCGCCTTACTGGCGGCGCTTCCGTGACCGTTCGCCTTGCCAGCGTGTCCAAGCGCGACTACCTCGCGGCGATGGACTGGATTTCCTCTAACGAGCGCAGCCTTGAAGAGGTTGAGGTCGAGGCGGTGAAGCCTGTCGCTCAGTCGTACACGACTCGCGACATGAGCGCTGCCGCTCCTGCCACCGCGCCCGCTCCTGAGCCCGAGCCGGAGCCCGAGCCGGAGCCCGAGCCGGAGCCCGAGCCCGAGGTCGAGACCGAGACTGAGGACTGATCGATGGATGCCACGACGAAGGAGCGGATCAAGGATCTCCTTGAGATCACGAGTACCACGCACGACACGGTGCTGGACCGCCTCATCGCCGTGGTGTCCCAGCGCATCGAGTCATTCATCGACCGTCCGCTGCAGAGCGTGGAGCGGACGGAGTACTACGATCTGAAGCCGCGCCAGAATGTGGTCTTCCTTCGGGCCTACCCGCTTGCCAATCAGGCGGCGATCTCGGAGGTCAAGTTCGCTACGGACTGGGACTACGACACTGTTGCGTCGGAGAACTCGGAAGACTATCAGGTGGACCTGAACACTGGCGCGTTGCATCTCAACCGCTATGTGATCACGAGCTACCTGGGTCAGAACAACGCGACGGCTCCGCTGGCGGTCAAGGTCACCTACACGGGCGGCTTTGCTGCGGACACGACTACGCTGATCGCCAACTACCCGTCTATTGCGTATGCCTGCGAGGAGCAGGTGATCGCGATGTGGCGTCGTCGTGATGAGCCGATGGGCAAGAGTACGCGGATCGGTGACTACGGTCGCGAGGTCGAGGGTGTCCTGCGCTTCCTGCCGGATGTGGTTGAGGCGCTGACGCCCTACAGGAGGCTTCGCTTCGGCCAATGAGCATGATTGGCCCTAGTGGCGATGAGGTTCGCCGCAGGATCAGGCTCGTCAAGGAGACGACGGACGACGTTGCCCGGAAGCTCCTCATCGAGACTAAGGAGACCTGGGTCAACCAAATCAAGACGGGCAAGTTCCGTGGCTACTACACGGGGCCGACCGTTGGGCGCAAGCTGCGTGTCCGCACTGGAGCGCTTCGCAATAGCGTAGGCGGCGTGGTCAAAGGGCGCTCGGCGGACTCCCTGCGCGCAATCCTTCGCGTCGGAGGGGCGCGGGCGGGATATGCGGCGACTCAGGAGTATGGTGCTGACCGTGTAACTGCGAAGTCCTCGCAGTACATGCGTGTGCCGATCTATCCTCCTGCGGGTAAGGCTTTGACGCGCACTGGCCGCTTGCGTAGCGGCGTCACTCCGCAGCTTGCTGGGCGAGGCCCGCGCGGGGGAAAGATCTACACGACGACGCGCTTTGGACGGACGTTCATCTTCCGAAGCAGCAAGGGTAATTTGATCGTAGCTGCAAAGACTGGCGGCAGGCGCGGGCGGCTCAATCTGCTCTACAGCCTAAAGAGGTCTGTGGATATCCCCAACCGCCTTGACGCTGGGCGAACGGCCCGTGCGCTTTGGCGCGCAAAGATCAAGCAGCTACCCGGACGCCTTGAACTCGAACTGTCAAGAAAAGGACTCACCTAATGGCACACGCTCTCATCATCACTGCGGCACCTTCCGGCGGTCTTACCTACGACGACAACGATGTCGTGCAGGTTCTTGATGGGCACCTGAACCCTGGCGGCAGCGTGACGGGGACGAGCAGCGGCTTCGCGTTCGTCTACTGCTCGGACAAGGAGCATGACGACCCGGATGTCTTGGCGCTTATGGAGCCGTGGGAGGGCGACCTCATCGACCCGAACGACCCGGACCTGGGGCGCGAGCAGCTTGGCAAGCGTCGATACGGCGTGACGCTGGCCGACGCAGCGCACCTGACCTGGGTGGATCACGACGATCCGGCGGCTGCTGCGATCACG